CTTCTTCAATCTCTCCAGTGTTTCTGCATCATAGTGACCCATGTACTGCTCAAGATCTGATAACCATCGATCTTCAGTTTGCTGCCTAATACCAATTTGCTCTTGTGCTAGACGTGTTAAACGCCACCCCAATGCTTGTATTAACTCACCTGATTCTTCATCAGCGTTATCATCGAGTTCATACTCGTCTTTATATTCTTCTTGCATTTGCATAGTATGTCTCCCGACATTCTTTAAAGTGTGGTTCTCACCAATGAGAAGCTAGTAGCCGGTAATCGTATCGCCTGTGTAAGTTTCTATCGTCTTAAAATTAGTTTTGCGAGGTGACACAATCGCGCTGAATAGTTCGGCTAATACCCATACCCAAGCATCAGCTCGGTTAGGTGAGCCTCCACCAAGATAGCCAGTAGTAGTGAATGAACACAGCTCATCCTCAAGCTCTGGAAAATAACCACCATGACAGACTTTTCCCTGCTCATAGAGTGCTGAGATAGGTTCTGCACGAATATGTTTACCCCTGGTAGCTGTCACAGCCTTGTAAGGTGTTCGTGGCCTAGCCGTCTGGATAGTATGTCTAACCATATCGCCACCATAATTAGCTTCACCGACAACACAATCTGCTGCATGTCGATCATAAGCAGTGGTTGCTATTCTTCCCCATGTTGCTGGTCCAGCTGTAACAGTACAATCTTCTAATAGATATGCTTTACCATCTACGCCCAGCGCACCCACAACAATACCAATGGCATCATTCTCTTTATTGTCTGTCTCACCAGCACCGGAAGGATCTACTCCAACAATCACACGGATAAATTCTGGATACCCGGAGTCAATGACGCGGTTCTCATCGATGTTCTCAAAAGTAAATAGCGCGTTGGGAGTTGCATCACTGAACTCGCCTAATAAGAATCGTCGCTTTAATCGTGGTGCCAGGCTATTTAACGTGGCTAAGTAAGTAGCTGATAAGTTTTCCGTGTTATCAGCAGGATTAATCTTGAAGCTGGCATAGTCATCCGGATTTTCGGACGGCTTTTTTGTATCTGGATCCCGCTTCTCGATGAATCTTTTATAGCTCCAGTGTGCTTTGCTCGGTGGATTAAGATCGTAGTAACAGCGTGGCTTTAATTCTGAGCTGATCGTACCGATAACTTGTGTTGCTTTTTGAGCTAGTCGGGTAATAGAGATGTCAATAGACGACAAAGGGATCTGACTGGCTTCGTTATAGTAGATCGTGACAAATTCCATACCCAATATCTTCTCGGTACGCTCTTTATCGTCCAGACCACCAAACCAAATTTGGCTACCATTCTCAAACTGCGCATAAAAGTCAGTCTTGTTGAGTGCATAAGTAACGCCTGGATAAGCAATCTGCATCACCTTGGGAAACGTATCCATGATTACTGAGGCTTTGATCGCATTGAATCTGAATCTAAAGATAGCGTGTCTTGAGTTAGCCGCCTTTAATGCTCTGAATACGACATTGCGAGTCAGTAAGAACGTCTTACCTGATCGTGAGCCACCGAATAAGCAAATGTGTGTCGCATCACCAGCTAATACTTCCTGAGCTTCCAGTTGCTTTGCTGTGAGTTTAAAGCTCAAAGTCTAGCGTCCAGTGCTGAAGCAATAATAGATACTGCACCAGTTACCGCTACTTTCTCTGTGTACAATCCTGCTGCTTTACCGCGATTAGTCTCAGCAGTGACAGCTGGACCATAATTCTCTGCTTCCTCGGCTTTCTTACTTAAGTGAGCGAGTCGAGCTAAGTGTGATTCAAGCGTTAAACCCGCTGCTGCAATGATAGGTTTCTTGAGTTCCTCTACCCTCGCCCTGATATCGCCCTTTTGCATCAACTGATATGCTTTGTTGATTATTGTCTCAGACTTTGTTTCCGGCTTAACATTATAAGCACTACGATACGCATCGGCTTGTGTCATTCCGCTCGAGACAGCAATAGCAAAGGCTTCTTGTTTTGGAGTCATAACACTATATCTAATAAAATCATAGCTCTATTATACTATATCTAATGTTTATGCAATATAAGCACTTTTTACTAAATTTATTTACCTTATTTATTAAATAATGCTTTACGTTATGCGTTACATGTGATTTAATAGCTTCACGGTTTCAACAACTGAAACCCTTTTGGAGATACGATAATGGCAACTGCAGCACTTAGATATTTAGCTTCTCTGCAAGACAGAGAAGATTTCCAGTACATCATCGGTGTATTTGATGATGAAGCTGGCTGCTCTGTGAAGATATTTATAAATGATAGCAATGAAGCTGAAAAAATTATATTTTTTGATGACCAAGTTGTAGCTGTGGAAAAATTTCGAACTAGAGTAGATTTTCTCAATCTAATAGATTGGGAATTGGCTTCAGAACTAGAAATTAAGAATCTATTAGGCAAACTAATAGATGATTCTTTAGATAAATCAGGGGAATAAGATGACAACATTAAAAATGGCAATACTCATAAACGACCAAGGCTGTCACTTTGACAAAATTGAACTAAGCAGTATGAAAAAGATTAAGGAGTGGGCTAAAGGACGCGGAGGCGCTTACATGCTCGATGTAGATAGCGTTTATAACATCATGAATGGACTCGATGAGTCTGTGCAATTTAGCGTTAAAAATAACCGTTTTTATAAAAAAAGATGATTAACCCTGGCGCTTTACTTGCCTCACTCCGCAAAACCGAGACAAAGAAATGCTCAGTCTGCGGGGTTGAGTTCACTGGTCTTATTAAGAAAACAATTTGCAACAAATGCTTGAGCAAAGCAAGAGTTGCAAAGTTTAGAAAAAATACTCAATAACCAACAGCCCCTTGACTGGGGCTTTTCTTTGTCAGGCAAAAAAATATATCTAATTAATATTTTAAAAAATAGATAGAAAATTACATTAAGATATGCCCATCAAAGTTAAAAAACATTGGAGAATAAAATGACTTTTCAGGAAGCATTAGTGCAAGCACTTGTCTTGTCTATCACAGCAGAAACGGCTGAGGAGGCCGAAAAAACCAGTAAACTTGTTGATCAGTTCTCCTCAGTCTTAACAGAGCCTGAAGTAATACGTTGCAAAGAACAAGCGCTATCAATGGTGGAAGGAGCTGTAAAATGGCAATTACTTGATGATAAAATTAAAGCCTTATTTACTAAATAATCAGGGTACGCTAAAAGCACAGTTGAATTATTTAGTAAGTTGGCCGAATTCGGTTATAACTTAACCGATTCGGTTTTGATACGAACTCTCATCACTCTTGAACTTCACGTTCTTCTTTCGATTCTTGTTGCTGGTTTTCAACGCCATTAGAAATACCCACTGTCATCGTCGTCCCATAAATCTTCAAACACTTTTAGTGCGTACTTAACAATCACACCGGTAATACCAATAACTCCGATTGATAGCGCGATTAATCCGGCTAGTAGCTGCATATCCATTCCTTACCTCTGATGTTGAATTTCAAGTTCATAAAGTGGCTTTTCCAATCCACAATCTATACAGGTACGTTTCTTCCAGCTTACATAAGTTGCCCAGTGTGTGTGTTTGCAATGTGCAGATCTAACAGGTGCGCTGAATAGATTGACCGGTGGAAATTTAAGCATTGGCCAACATGTCATGCTAACTCGTCCTCGGCTTTCATTGCCTTGTAACGTTCAAGTGTGTCTATGGCTTCTTGTACATCTTGTTCTTCATCCTTAACGCCTCGCTGTCCTGCACACAGTAATTTCTTGATAGCGTGTTGAATACAAGGATCAGTTACTTCCCATTCTTTGAGTATGCGATAAACATCCATGCCATCTAGGTGGGAAGTATCTTTATAATAATGACTATGCTTTTTCATCTAATATCCTTGTCAGTGCTTTCATTCGTGCCGGTAGTATTGATAATCCTTCTTCAACTATTAAGCGCCATACCTCTATTGGATAAGCTATTTCTTCTTTTTCATTCGGCAATCGGTGATAGAGAACTATCATTTTTTTGTACAAGAAATCTACATCGTCATCTTGTAAACTTGATGCTTTACTCATCTTTACAATATCCTGCAACAAGAAATAACCATGTGAACTCAAATCCTTCAGCATCAGTCATTACCCAAGGGAATATTGTCCAGTCTTTTATCTTCAGAAATCCCCAATAGATCATTTAGATAGCC